ATGCAACGAAACCAAAACGATATGTTGTCTACAGATACTGCAACTAAACGTGCCCTGATGTACAGAAACACACCAAAGTTGAACATGACTAAAAAGATGGTTGCCGTTAAAAGTCCTGCTTATTCTGGTCAAAGTACAATGGGTAAAGCCTTGATGGCAAGTGCAAAGAAAAAGGTGTAATGATGGCTAAAGTAATTAAATCTACTAAGACGATGTCCGAGATGATGGGTGTTAAAAAGCCTCATCCTGCTGGATGTAAGTGCGCTGGATGCAAGAAGGGTAAGTGCTAGTTGTGAGTACATTCCCAACATATAAACAATGGCTTGGCGGACGTGAAAGTACGGACGCTATGAAAAAGGCTTATTTTGCGGCAAAGGACGCATACACACCTTCTCGACCACCTGGTTCTGGTAGTACTTCACCTACACCATCTGCCGTTGGTTCAGGCACACGTACAAACGGAAGTCGAATTAGAACTAACCCACGATTTGATACTACTGGTGTTCGTGTAGACCCAAGTCGTATTCGTACTGAATCATACACACCACCATCACGTGGTCCGTGGGGTAAACCGGGGGCTGGTACTCCTAATCCTAGTGCTAATATCACTGCCGAACAATCGATGAAAATCAGTGGAGCCGGTTCACGCACTGCATGGAATGCTAGGCCATCCGGTGGAACTCCCACTGTACCTTCCCGTGAGTCAACGATTGACGCACGAATGGCAGAAGCCGCTAAGAAACTTGCCTCACGTAGAGCTGCAGCTAAACCCGGCATGCCTAAGCCTGACACTAATTTTGGTCGTAACCTAAAAGGTGGCATCGTGGGTGGCGTAGTTACCCACATGCTAGAAGATGCTGGCAAAGCAGGTTCAGCCGCGTTATCAGGTGACTGGAAAGGTGCAATGCAACGTGGACTTGACATAGTCCATCACACACCTCTAGGATTCGGACAAAGCGCCGGAGACGCTGCCGCATTTGCGGCTGGTCAAAAAAGCTTCCGTGATGCACCAAGTGGAATGCTTGACCGAGTGCTTCATGGCAAGTATTTACCGTCTGATAGGTATGCTGGATCTGAAAAGAAACCTAATGCCGCACAAATGCCACCGAATCCCATCCCTGATAAGCCAAAGGGCGTGGGGAAGAAACCATTAAACCCAGCACCTGACCAACCTAGTTCTATTCCTGATATGGGTAGGCAAGGAAGAGCACAAGGTAAAGCATTGCGTGATCCTGAGTCTTATCTAGGTTCAGCATTTGATGCTACGCTTCGTAAAGGTATCTCCACAGGGCGTAACTATCTGCAAAACCAGATGAATAAAGATGGTCTTGACTCAGATATGCAATCTAAAATTATGGCTCGTTACAACGACAAGATTGCTGAAGATAAGTTGCTAAGTGCCAAAGGTAACGAAGAAGGTCTTGTTGGTGCTATTAACCGCAATGATGCTAATCGACCAGGTGCGACAGCGGGTCGTGGCGAACGTACTCTTGATGCATACCGACAAGTAAGCCCTCAAGGTAAATACGGCAAGGGTGCACAGGCTGATGAGATTCAGCGTAAATTTGTAAAGCAGTAAATATACAAAAACGGAAATGGGGCTTCGGCCCCATTTTTTTATGCCTGTATACTTGTAAGTATGAATTATATCCAAGAGGTCAATGGTAACTACATTGAACGAGACGGGCGCGTCTATCGTAAGACTCCTCATGGTGAAGCCCTTGTTTGTAGTGCTTTGGTTGATAAAGATGGCGTAAAGCGTAGGTGTCGTGCATTGGCCCTCTCAGGACAGGATTATTGCATGGCACATGGCGGTGCACATCTACGCAAAGCAGAAACACCTCGATACCTTGGGCATCTATTCCAAGCAAACCGTAAACGTTTTAGTAAGGTAGGTAAAGAACTTCTTGAAAAGGTAGATTCTTACCGGGATGACCCAGACCTATTCAGTCTTCGGGATGACACTGCATACGTGACAGCGTTACTTGACCAACGTGCAGAGGCGGCATCAGAAGGTGTAGGTATTGAGCAGTATCGCAAGATTGAATCTGCCTATAACCTTGCTCGTTCTAAACTAGGGTCACCAGACTTCATCGATGCATTTGAGCAGATAGGTGATTTGCTTAAGGAACGCCTCGATGAGTATGCAGCCAGTAAAGATGTACTTGACTTGATTAACCGCCGTACCGACCTTGTAGAAGCCGAGCAACGCATGATGCAAACAAAGGCTTATACACTGGAAGCAGATCAGGCTTTTATGTTGATAATGCAAATTGTCGAAGTAGTAAAGTCAAGTGTTCGTGATGCCGACGAGCTGACGGCTATTAAATCGGGTATCAACAAACTACTACGTCAACACAAGCAAGATACAAGTGAAGATATACAAGACGCAGAAATTGTAGAAGATGTCGAACAACCTCAAACGAACAACACCTAAAGAATTTAGACATCTCACTAGTGCTGATAAGCCGTTGTCAGTTGCTCTTCTTGAAGCACTCGAAGAGCAAATTGGACAGGTTATAGAGACTGGTGATTACGACTCTGGTCGAGCATTTGCGATTGATGGAGCACAATTGGACTACAAACACTGGTTGAAAACATTTGCTCCACACGCAACGTCGAGTGCACTTGGTGTACATCACATTCGTGCATGGGAATGGGCTGAGAGTATCAAAGCAGGTGCACCTCCTCCTGCTCTAATTGAGTGCTGGTTCCGTGGTGGTGGAAAATCTACTACGATGGAACACATTGCAGCTCGTATTGCAGTCAAAGGCTCTCGTCGATTTCTTCTGTATGTATGCTCAACACAGGAAGCTGCTGACCGTCACGTATCGGACATTGCACACACAATGGAACGGTGCGGTATTGAAAGGGCTTTGAACCGCTATGGATTCTCTAAAGGATGGAATGCGTCCAAGCTCAGGACTGCCAATGGGTTTAACGTTCTTGCGTTCGGTCTTGACACTGGCGCGCGCGGTGTTAAACTTGATCACCTACGTCCTGATTTCATTATACTTGACGATATTGATGAGCTCGATGATAGCGTTAATCGCGTTGAAAAGAAGATAGCAACTATCACCCAAACTATCCTCCCGGCTAAAAGTACAGACTGTGCAATCGTATTTGTCCAGAATAAGATTCACGCTAACTCAGTTATGGCTCAAGTCCTAAGCGGTGAGTTGGATATGCTACAAAACCGTATCCAGTCACCTATTGTTCCCGCTATTGAGGATTTGCAGTACGAACCAATTGAGCGTGAGGATGGACGTGTTGGTTACAAGATAACTGGTGGTACGCCCACGTGGGAACACAAGAATATTGAAGTATGCCAACGTGAGATAGATGACTACGGAATCATTTCATTCCTACGTGAATGCCAGCATGAGGTTGGTGTCGGTGGTATGTTCTTCCCCGACTTTAAAGAATACGACCTACAGGGTAAACCGTGGCACGTTGTTGATAGCGTAGACGTTGCACCGTGGTGGCGTATATGGGCAAGTCACGACTTTGGTACTGGTGCACCAGCAGCTAGTTTGATTTACGCCAGTGACGAAAACGAAGACATATACGTCATCGGTGAATGCTACGAGGCTGGACTCGTATCGTCTCATCAGGCAATGCGATTGCTAGAAGCGTTAGAGAAACGACAGTACGCAACACCTGTAAAGAAGAATGTTCGTGACGGTTTATGGCAGACCCGATTGGAAGCAATTGCTTTTGACTATGCTAATACTTTTCCTCCGGAGAATGTTGAGCAGAGGGTAGGTGAATATCCAGTAGAAGTGTGGTGGAAACGAGGACTCCCAGCGGTACGTGCTGTAAAAGACCGTAAGGCCGGATGGAGGAGATTAAAGGAATGGCTTGTTGCAAGTCGTGTGAAAGAAGGGAATATAGTTCCAAGATTCCGCATAGTACGTGGAGCATGCCCCAATCTTATCCGGGAACTCAAAGGTGCAATGGCTAACCCTAAAGACCCGGAAGACCTTGATCCAGGTACTAAGAGCGACCACGCTCTGGATAGTCTTCGGTATGGAGTTATGTGGCGTGAATATCCTGTTCAATGCCCTCACACCAACGCTAAGTCAAACCGGCCACATTGGCTCGGTAGTAGCGAGGAAGACAAGTTCGTATGAGTGCCAGTGATATCATTCTGTATCTGTTGTTAGCAGGTATTCTCGTGTTTTTAGGATTAATAACATGGGAATTGCGGTGGTGGAGACAAATGCACGACGAACTACAGGCGTTTATACGCAAGGATGACAGGTACTTGTAATGGCAATTCAATTTCCACGATTTGGCAAGAAGAGACCTACCCTGACATCTAGTATGTACAACCGTTCTACGGCTGTGCCTATGGAGCCACCCGGAATGGCGGAAATCCAACAAAGCATTACTGCTTTAAAGATGCCAGATAACACAGGAACTAAAGGGTCATTTGATGTAGGCGATTTACGTCTTACTGATAAAGATGACCTCACCCTTGACCACGATGCCAATAAGTGGGAAGTTGACCCAAAGGAACAACCTGAAGAAGCAACACGTGTAGTCAATTACGTCAAGGAACAATTTGATACTGCTTACCGCGCCCGTCAGGAAATGGAACTTGAATGGGCACAAGCGCTTGCATTCTTTGAAGGCCGGCAATGGTTCCGCATCAACAGCCAGACACGTAACCTTGTCCAACTACAAAACCCAGCAGAGCCAAACCGCTATGTAACGGTCAATAAGATGCGACCGCTTATTGATGGTGTTGTTGGTAAGTTGACGCAAGTTGCACCTGACGCAAGAGCTGTCCCGCTATCGCAGAATCCAAAAGACCAAGCCGCTGCCGACGAAGCAAATTTTATTGCTGGCCATTACACACGTAAGTTTGATCGAGAGACTCAGACTAAGGAACGTGTACGCTGGGCGTGTATCACTGGCACTAGCTTTGTAAAGATTTATTGGAAAGCCAACGCCGACATTATTGTCCCTAAGATGTCTATTGACGATGGTTCAATCAAAGGCTACGAATCTCTACCGCTGGGAGATGTTGAAGAAGAAATCATTCCATGTTTCAACATGATGATTGACCCTACGGCACAAAGAGATGCTGACGTACGCTGGATGATTCATGCATCCATTAAGCCACTGAGTTGGTTTACGGACAATTATGGAGAAGCCGGTAAGGCAGTATCCCCAGATGCTATTGCTGGTCAAAACGCAGGTTATGTTGACGCATATCTTGAAGGTGCTAACGGCTCCGGTAACGGCTGGGTTCAACCGTCGAGTGCACGTCTCAACAACATTGATAGCCGCAAGCATTGTGCTATCGTTTATGAATACTGGGAACGACCAACGGCACAGTACGAAAATGGACGCTACATCGTAAGCACTAACCGTGCTTTGTTGTACGCGGGAGACTGGCCATACAAGAAGAAGGACACGTTCCCATTCATCCCACTTCGATGGCAACCTCGGTCAGGAACACCTTATGGACATAGCCTCTGCTTTGACCTATGCCCACTGCAACAGACATACAACCGCATCTATAGTCGTTGGCTAGAGCAGTTTGAGACCAACAAAGACTACTTGATGATTGAGCGTTTGTCCCGTGTTGGAGCGGATGCGTTCGATAAAGCCGGTGATGACCTCGATGACAATAGTCGTATTTACCGAAAGGTTTACTACGACCGTGGTGCACATCCACCACAAATCATGCGCGCGCCCGGAATTTCACAAGACTTAATTCCGTTTATGCAGTCCCTTGAAAAGGACATGGCAGACATTGCTGGTCTACATGATGTAAGCCAAGGTCAAGCACCTGCTGGAACACCTGCTGAGGCGGTGACATTACTGCAACGTGCAGATAACACTCAGCATAGTTACATCCGTGCAGATATTGAAATCTCTATTAGCAAAATCAAAGAGTGGGAAATTGCACTAGTGGAACAGTATGCAATCACTCCATTCATTGGTTCTGTTGATGACCAAATCAATCCACGTAACGAAATCAAACAGGGTGTTATTACATTTGACCAGATTCGTGAAGGTGGTCAATTCCGTATCGTCTATGTTCCCGGAAGTTCGATGCACGATACTCCAGAACAGAAGATGCAGAAGATTCTTCTATTGCGTCAGATGGGTCTGTTTGGTGACCCGCAAGATGCTGATACCAATGCACTTGCAGTCAAGATGCTTCAACTACCGGAAACATCTGACATTCTTGAGGTTCTTGGCTTGTACAAGATGAAGCAAGAGCAGATGCAACAGCAAGCAATGGAACTACAGCAACAACAGATTCAGGCACAGATGGCTCCAAAACAGGAAGCGTTCAACCCTGAGGCTGAGCAAATGCGGTCGCAACTCGACCTGCAAAAACAACTAGCATTACAGGAAGCCAAGACTCAAGGTGACCTGATGAAGATTCAAGCACAGACGGCAGCTGCTGGTGAGCAATATGCTCAAAAGCATGTAGCCGACATTGCTAACAGTGTGATCTCTGGAACAGATCGCAACACACCCAAACCACCTAGTGGTAAATCAACGAAAAGTGGTGTGCTAAAATAAAAGGAGAACTCTTTAATGCCTGAAGAGATGGTGACACGAACCACTGATTCACCAGCAGTGGATTCTGGCGATATGGGGTTAGGTAACGCAGTAACAGACTTTATTCGGGAAAACGCCGGTCCCGATGATAACTCACAATGGGCGACAAGTGAGCTTGCAGGTCAAGATGCGGAATATGGTGGTTATGATTCTTCGGAACCAGATTACACGGATGTTGTAGATGACATTCTTGGAGTCCAGTCGAATAACTATGACCAATATCAGGCGGAGCCTACCACTCCTCAACCTGTTCCATATGAGCGCTTTCGTGAGGTAAACGAACGTGCTCGAGCGGCTGACGAACTCGAAACAAAACTCAACCGTTGGGGTCGAGTCATTGAACAATTCGAGCAACAGGGATATCAGTCAGCGGATGACATTGATCGAGTCATGGAGCAGCAACAACAAACTGCTTATGAAAATCAAATCCGCCAACGATATCAACAGTTAGCTGATTCGCAGATTATTGATCCAGCTGTCGCTCAGATGCAGCAAGAGGCAGAGATTGCCAAATACCGCTACGAGCAACAGATGTCTCAAGTTCAGGGATATATGTTGATGCAGCAACGTGATGTTGCAGTACAGCAATTTCCACTGGCACAACGCGCACCAGGTTTGGTGGACAACTTGATTCAGGCGGGTTTCGACCCAATGGAAGCAGCTCAAGCAGTTCACGAACAGGTTCGCACAATCGCACAGTCTTTGGCTCCTGAGATTGCAAGTCGAATGAATCAAGGTAAACGCGCTCCACAACCTATGGGCAATGGACAAACCGCAAGGTCTGCTCCTACCGGCGGTGGCAACGGGCAGCAGCGTACAAGTCTTGGTTCTCTACTAGGCATTACCAGAGGCCGTGGAACTCTATAAGGAATAGAACAAAATGGCAATCGCATCCGGTGCAGTCCTGCTTGATACACAGGCTATGACCCTTGCCGATCAGGCAATCATCTCGAATGACCCTCTCGTAAAAGAAATTACGAAGGCTCTACATAAAACGTGGAATGCTCTTAAGGACATCCCGCTGACTACGTCCCCATCGCTTCGGCAGGTCGGAGTTCGCTTTACACAGCAATCCGGTTCGCTCCCAACAATTAACTGGGCAACAGTTAACGAAGAACCAACGGTTTCTAAAGGTAAGCCAAAGCAGTACGAAGAATCTATGTATCTTGTTCGTAACAAGATTCAGATTGACCACGTCCTTCTTGATCAACCGAACAACATCGTAGATCCGATTGAGGCCCAAGTTCAGATTTTTATGGAAGCATTTGCATATGACTTCAATACGAAGTTTATTTCGAATGACCCAACAGCCGCAACTGGTGATGCCGACTGTTTCCCTGGCCTTCGCTACCGCTTGGCAAACCCAGACCAGTTTGACATTCCTAGTGAAATGTCTGTCAATGGTGCTGGTGTTGACCTTGTAACGGCTAGTACTGCATCCGCACAGGCAAACAACCTTATGGCGTATCTCCAGCAGTTGCTTGACAACATGAATAGCCCAGATGGTGACGGCGTTACCCTTTATGTATCGGAGCTTATGAAGCGCCGTATTGAATGGGCTATCCGTGCAATGGGTATTGGTGCTGGTTTCGATATCACCAAGGACTCGTTTGATCGTCCTGTCGAAAAATACAAGGCTGCTACAATTCGCACTGTTGGTCGTAAGGCTGATGGTATTACACCTGTATTGAGCAACGAAACCGCAGCTGGTGTTGAAACATCGTCCGCAACTGGTCTTCAGTCTATCTATGCTGTTCGTTACGGTAGTGGTTACTGTACTGGTTGGCAAAGCGGACCATTCAAGCCAACGTACCTTGGTCTCAGCAAGGAAAACGGCGTTCTCCACAACATCGTCTTCGATTGGGGCGTAGGTATGTGGGTTCCACATACACGTGCTATCGGTCGTGTTTACAACATCAAGGTAGCGTAAGGAAGGTAAATTATGGCAAGAGATTTTCTGCTTAACTTCAACACCGTACAGAAGACTAAATCTTCTGGTGCTGGTGCGACAACCACATTTGGTGGAACAACTGGCAGTGGCGCAACTAACGCTGATGCTCCATTGAATATCACGCCATGGGCAATGACTCGTGACACTGGTTTGTTTGTCAAGGTTATGATTAACCTGACTGGTGTAACGTCCGCTGTTGCTGGTACGGTTCAGTATCAAGTCCGACTTCTTGCAGCTACTGCAATCAACGGTACTTATACTATTGTTCATCAGACTCCATCTGATGCAGTGTTCTTGAAGTCCACCGTTGGTACGTTGAACACAGTAGACGGTAAATCCTCGTTTGAGGTTTATCTTCCGTTGACAGTTCCATGTGGATATAACGGCTCAACCAATGACGTTTACAACTGGTTCCAAGTTGCAATCGTTGACACGCTTGCTACGGCAACTGCCGCGGCAGCTACCTATACTGTACACGTTGTACAGGGCAAGGATGGTTCGTACTCCTAATGACTAGAGGTGAGATCAAACGGCGTATCCGTCTTTTGGGGCGGCATTACTTTGGTTCTGATTCAGACCAAGATCCGTTTGGTCTCGACCTCCTCATTATTGAGGTTGCTAATCAGATTGCTAGGGCAACTGACTGCTTTACAGGCAGAAGGTATCTTGACCTAGTTGCTGATACTTCTGAGTATTGTGCTCCCGATATCTACCGTGTTCGTAACGTTCAAGTTAAAAACACTGGTGGGAATTGGGAGCGCATGCGCATTTTTGATGCTTATAACCGCAAGGTTGACATGGTCCGCAATGACGGATCGTCCGCATATCCAACGCTTGCTGTATTTACTGGTATGAACAAGGTGTCCGTATATCCACCACCAGCATCAGCAATCACAGAAGGATTAATGCTCGAGGGTTACGCTATTCCAGGTGATTACTGGCAATACGATGTTAATGGCGTTGCTTTACCAATGAACGATGATGCTGAATGTCCACTACCGGACATTGCTCACGACTGTCTCGTTTATGGTGTTCTGGCACAACGTGCAATGCAATCTAAAGATGGTGATGGATTCCAAATGTATCAGGCTCAATACGTTGATCGTATTGGAATGGTTGAATCATACGCAGCCACGTATGCACGGAGAGCAGTGTAATGGCACAGACAATCGCACAACTCCGTAAGGAAGTCTATAAACTTCTCAACGAAGCAACAAACACAACTCTTGGTGCTGTAAGTTCCGGCACTGGAATAATTGCTGTCGGCAATGAAAGTGATGCGACTATCAATCAGTTTCTGATGGAGGCAATAGCAGAGATGTGTCGTACGTGCGTTGCTGTTCCCGCTGTAGGAACGCTTGCTTTCAGTAGTAATACCCGTACTGGATACATGAGTGCAGTGTCGGTTACTAGCCCCACGTTAGGGGCTATATGGTTTCCTACAGACGTTTACATTTCCGGCTCACGACTTATTCACGCTAGTGAATCTAGTGTTCGTGCTAACGACCTTACATACGCTAGTGCGGTAACAACATCTGTCGCAAATGTCCAGTATTGGTACAGGCAAGATAATTATGCTATTAGCCTTTACCCATACAATTCAACATCGGCAATGACTGCTACAGTTTACGGGTATGGAATTCCTAACGTAGATTTATCTGGCATTGCAGGAACAGATGACATTAAGTCATATTCGTTCATACCAGATGACTTACTAAGACAAACCGTTCCGGCATACGCTGCCGTAAAACTTATACTTAAAAATATTGATGACCCAACTCTTGTAGATCGATTGTCTTGGCGTAATTGGTACAACGAAGGTCGTATGAAACTGTATCTACAACTAGATGCAGGACTAAAACAAGCAGGTGGGCCTTTTGCTGTTCCTCCTGTTATAGGGCAAAGTTAATGAACATTGCATGGGGTCGCTTACTTCTAATTGCAATAGCCGCATTCATGGCTTCAGCTGCACCAGAATTTGACGCTGCATGGAAACAATTACATATTGCCGATGATGCAACATATGGAACGGTGACTAAAGCCCTACTTCTTTCTGGCATAGAAGGACTCCGTGCTGGTATACCCGCTATGACAACCGCGTTGATTGCTTTCTTTATGAGGCAAGATAGCAGTCTTCCTGTCTTTTCAGTTAAAATACCGGAGGTGAGAAAAGTCAGTGAAACAACGAGGATCATCGATGGATAGAGATCAGTTAATTGCAGGAGCCATTGGTGCAGTTGCTGGAACTGACTGGTGGGATAAAACCAAAGTAAAAAACTTTTGGCACGGATTAGCCGGTGTAATTGTAGGCACTATATCCGCTGTTTATCTTACGCCACTTATTGCTAAACAATGTCAATGGACAACACCAGAGCAAGTCGTAGGTGTTGCTTTTGCTGTAGGAACTTTAGGTTTACGATCAGTTCAATTGGTAAATGCAATGGCTGAAAAGATCGTAAAGAAACTAGGTGAATAACATGAGTTGGCTTAGTAAGTTACTAAAGAAGAATGCAAATGTTCCTGAAGTCAGGATACCTTTCGGCGAAGCTTTGCTTGCCGAAAACATCATTGAGAATCTAGACTTCTTGTCCACATCTGACCTTGAGAAGGTGCGTGATGTAGTCATGCTGGCTATTGATAAGCGTAAGGTGAAGAAGTGATGGCACTGTACGGCTCAAAGGCGGTAGCGGCTGGGGTCTCGGCTGCGGTGAGTAGTGTGCTGGCGTTCCTCACGATGCCGTTCAAGGGTGTTGAGGCTAATAGTTTGAAGGTGGGAAAATGAACCTGCAAAACTTCCGCATTGAAAAGGAACCTGCACCGTCCACTGATTGGAAGGTGTACGGAGATATTGAAGATGACAACGGTACTCTGTTAGGTACGTTTGGGCAGGATGGAACGAGCGTCAATATCTGGTGGGTTCAGCAGGATGAAAAATTTCAATATGGAATTGTGCAGCAGTTCGCAGTGATTATGGCACAGCAGATTGTTAGTGGAGATGCCGAGTAATGGCTACTTATTATGTTAGGGTTGATGGTAGCGACAGCAACGCTGGTACAGGTCCTGCTACAAATCAGGCGTGGCAGACAATAACCAAAGCCATTGGTGCAACAGGCATTGCACCCGGTGACACGCTATACATTGCTCCGGGTGTTTATCGTGGTTCTTTTACAGCGGCTTTCACTAGTCCGTCAAGTGAAGGACAACGCATTACTATTGCTGGTAATCCTACAGCATCCCAGTTTAATGGTGTGAGTCCGGGGCCTGTTATTATTACTAATTACACCGACAACGTAACTGCACTTGGGGTAACTTTTGCGTGTACGTCAAAAAGTTACATAACGATTCAAGACATATCATTTGTGGGTTACAGAGCGGGGAATGCTCCATCATATGGTGTTGTTGTTAGTTTCCTTGGTACATATCAAATCATCAGACGATGTGGTTTTTATGCTTATGCTCAATCTATTGAGAACTACTCACATATTTTCACTGTAGCAAATGGTAATCGTGGGCCTCTAATCGAAGATTGTGTTTTCCTTGGTTATGCTGAATTAACACAATCTGTCAACTCTGGTGCATCTTACAATTCTCAGTCTTTAATTCGTAATTGTGTTTTTATAAATCCAAGTACATCAACTTTAACCAATCAGTGTTTAAGGATTGACGCATCAGGCTCCACACCAAGTTTTGGTGGCATTACAGTCGTCAACTGTAGGTTTGTTGGCAACACAGGTATAAGACCACAGGCTGGCTCAAGGGTAAATAGTACATTCCCCGTACTGGTGCAAAACTGCATTTTTGACACTGTCAGTGGTATCGTTTCTTCTAGCCTTGGTGATTTTGTAGAGTCTTACAATATGTTTAACTGTCAGGTAGAGCGCACACTTGTTGCTACTGGTACAGGTTCGATAGTACGTGCATTTATCAGTCCTGACTTTACTATGTCCAGATTGTCAGGTTGGGCAAACTTACCATTCTGGGCAAATCACTTTGTATCAGCATCGCAGAATGCAGGTATCAATACAAACTCAGATACGACAGACTTTTATGGTGTGACGTGGCTTGCTCCATCAACGCCTACAATGGGACCTATCGAGTACTTCAGCAACACCGCTACAGGCTCCTACCTGCCAACCGAGCGCAACGCCTCCACCATCACAATTGCTCCCGGTAGCACCTCACAAAGCATCGAACTCTACCTTGGTGCTACAGGTCTAACAGCCTCCACAAGCGGTCTGTCAGCCCGCTACAACCGCACAAGGACTGCATCTGTATCTATCCCTCTAGTAGCCCGTACAATCGCTCAGGCGTGGACTGCTGGTGGTTTTGCCGAGGTAGACGCAACCAACATGCCGGGCGTGTACAGATTGGACATCCCGGATGCTGCGCTGGCGGCTGGTGCTGACGATGTCACTGTAGTTGTACGTGGTGCGTCTGGCACTAACGGTGCGGTGATGACGGTCAAACTGAGCAGTGGTGGCTTGACATCAGCGCAGACGGCATCTGCTGTCTGGGGTGCTTCACCTGCTGGCTACAACGACGCTACAACCTTTGGCGGTGTGGTCAATCAGACCGATTCTGTTGTGAACGGAATCGATACTCAAGTTCAGGATGTTCCATCTCAGGTATGGGAACAAACAAGGGCAACACACACTACAGCTGGTACGTTTGGTGCTAAGTTGCAGGATAATGTACTGGCAGATGAACTCCTTTCTAGAGATGTAGGAAGTGGTTCAGGTGCAGGAACAGTAAATGAGCGGACTGTAAGGTCTGCTCTAAGAGGTTTGCGTAATAAGACTACAGTCATCAATAATGAGATGACTGTATACAAAGAAGACGATACGAGTACTGCGTGGTCTGCTACAGTAAGTAGTAGTGATAGCAGTAAGACTATTACTGGCGTTGACCCTACGTAGAGGTATTAGATGAATCTGCAAAACTTTAGGATTGAAAAAGAACCTGCACCTTCTACGGATTGGCGTGTATACGGCGATATCGAGGACGACAACGGTAATGTACTAGGCACCTTTGGTCAGGATGGTACGTCTGTTAATGTCTGGTGGGTTCAGCAAGATGAGCAATTTCAGTCTGGAATTGTCAATCAGTTTGCAGTGATTATGGCTCAACAGATTGCCACTGGAGATGCCGAGTAATGGCTACTTATTACGTTCGCAATGACGGCAGTAACACAAACGCCGGTACTGGTCCAGCTGCAAATCAAGCGTGGCAAACTATTACGTATGCGTTTGCAAACATGACACTCACCGCAGGTGTCAATACTTTATACATAGCGCCCGGCGTTTATCGCGAGTCTCCTACCTTGACGGTTACTCCTACCGTTACTAACACTCTGGTTATTACAGGTGACCCGACCTCTTCTCAGTTCAGTGGCATCACTGCAAATCAGGTCAGGGTTACTGGAGCCGCAAATGACAACTCAGGTATGGGCGCAGGTAATAGGATTGACCTTGGAAGCAAATCATATGTAACATTACAGAATTTGTACATTGAACATAACGCTGCAGGTGTAAGTACTAAGGGGATAACTGCGTCAGGTGATTTTATAGATATTAAAAACAATGTCGTCTTTAGTTATTATTTAGGTGGTTCCATTGGACAAGGAATATTTGTAACAGCTCCAAGTGCAACAGGTAATACTATTATTATTCAAAATAATATTATTTTTGGATGTGCAGTTGGTATTGGTATAAATCTTCCAGCGGCATCATCTGGTATCAGCGGTGTTGTTATTCGCAATAACCGTATATCTACGAATGGCTGGCAGAATGGATGGGGGATTTATGCCAATGTTATATCTAGTGGAACAATGGCATCTATTACTATTAGCAACTGTGTAATAACACAGTTTCCACAAGTAGGCGTTTTTTTACAAAACGGTAATACTACAGATAAGCATATTGTCCAAAACTGCATTATTGGTCTGGGGGCAACGGCTATTGGTGCTGGGACTAGTAATCAAGTAACGCAGAGGAATAATATACTTTTGGCTAGTAGTGCATTGTCTAATGTAGCGTCAGATGCTAGCACAATAACAAGTGACTTTTTTGGTATTGATTATGGTCAAGCATTACTGCAAGGATTCGGTAATCTTGCACCATTCGGTACATCACTAAACTCTAGAAACACCGCATTCGGTACAGCGACATCCGCTCCTTCTACTGACCTCTACGGCATAGCGTGGACAGGTGCAACGCCTGATGTAGGTATGGCAACGTATAGAAGTTTGAGCACAATCGGTAACTACCTTCCAACAGAGCGCAACGCATCTACCATCACCATCGCTCCCGGCTCTACATCACAATCCATCGAACTGTACCTAGGTGCTACAGGTCTAACAGCCTCCACAAGTGGCTTAGCCGCCTATTACAACCGTACACGTACCGCAGACGTACAGATACCTTTAGTTGCTCGCACTATTGCACAAGCGTGGACAGCAGGTGGTTTTGCTGAAGTCAACGCTAGTACGATGCCTGGCGTATATCGACTTGACCTACCAGATGCAGCAGTAGCAGCGGGAGCAGATGACGTTACAGTCGTTGTAAGAGGTGCGTCAGGTACGAATGGCGCAGTAATGACTATCAAACTTAGTTCTGGTGGTCTAACCGCTGCACAAACAGCACAAGCTGTTCTTGATGCAGTCGCATCAACACACAACAATATTGGTTCTATTGGTGCGTTCATCCAAGATAAGACTGGATACTCACTCTCTACGTCTCAGTCGTTCAATACTACAGGTTCTGTAGGAAGCGTTGCTGGTAACGTAACAGGTAACGTAGTGGGGACAGTTGGTGGTGTTGCTGGAAACATTACTGGTAACCTTGCTGGCTCAGTAGGTACAGTCGCTAATCCTGACAACATTATTGATGCGGTATGGGATGAGCAACGTACTGGACATACAGCATCAGGTTCGTTTGGTGAGAAGCTTCAGACGAATGCTATGGCTGATGAGATGCTTGCACGAGACCTTGGTAGTGGTCAAAACTCTGGTGCTGCTGAAGAGCGTACAGTACGTTCAGCGTTACGTGCTTTGCGTAACAAGGTGAATGTTGGTAGTTCTCAGATGGTCGTAAAGAAGGAAGATGATACAACTGACGCTTGGACTGCATCGGTTACAACGACTGCGGTATCATCCAACGTAAGTGGTATAGACCCCAACTAAGGAATAAGAGATGCCTACAACAACTGCTATGACGAACACTCTTGAGAGTCTTGTACTAAACCGACTGTCTCAAGGCACTGGTACTATTAATCAAATTACACATATAAGCATACTGAGTGCTGCTGGTACTGATACAACTCAAACAGAAATGAGTGGAAGTTCTCGTGTTGCCATAGCCTTTACAACATCAACATCCGGGAGTGCTATTACTAATACTGGAACTGTTACATTCACTAACTCAGGTTGGGGCTCTACTTCTGTTTATGGTGTGGCTTTTCATACCGCTGCTTCACTTGGTGA